GTTACATCTTCTGCTTTTACGCAGCGATTGTACTTTTTACCAAAAAGTTTTTGAGTTCCTTTTTTCTTATAACCAGGCCAACACTTCATCTCATCCATAATCTTATCTACCATTTTTTGTTCTTCCATCTCACCACTTACGACATAATCTGCTGCAGTATCAATATAGTCTGCTGCTTTTGTAATTTTTGATTGAACCCATGCTTCAAGATTTCCTTCGCCTTTTCCTACCTTTGCTTTAAGTCTTTCTGCAGCATTCATAAGAGTTTCTAGTTCAGAACGAACCATTGAATATTCTTCGTCCTTGACTGAAACTTTGTCCCAAGCCTTTCCGCCATAAGAACATTCAGATCTAGTTTCTCTCTTATCACATAATGGACAATATCTTTGCTCTTCAGTTGCTTCTGATTTGGTTCCCCAATTATCTGCACCAACTTTACGACACTTGACCAGTGCTCCTGATGCATATGCACTTGGCCAAACGCTATATCTAGATTTTACCTTATGATAGCAGGCATCTTTTGTTCCACTACCTTTACCTGGTTTATCTTTTACTTCTTGCAAATCCATTTCTTCTTTCCTTGTTTTTCTATCTGTTCTTACCATAGTTGGTTTAGCTGCACCAGATTTTTGTGGTTGATTTGGATCTTCTCTTCTTTTTGCTGCTCGTGCAGCAAGTCTTTCTGCTTTAGTCATCGAAGCACGTTTTTCAGATGAAACACATTTAGGAGTAGCAGTTTCTCCAGGTTCTCTGGCGCAAGCGTCACCATCAACAACATCTACCCAACCTTCTTCACCTTTTTTTGATTTAGATTTACCAAACCAATCACGAAGACCTTCCTCAGTTACATCTTTAAATTTTTTATGATGCTTTTTGGCATCCGCTTCCATTTTTTTCAAACGAGTATAATAATCTGGAATTTCATCAAGATGTTGCAGAGCAATATCTTTTGCTAGATCATGATCTTTTGTATGTTCATGTTCAATCGGTTCGCCCATATCAAGTTGCTTTTGTATAAAGGACACATCAAGACGATGCTTCTTAGCAATTTGCTCAACCGTTTTATGTGTCTTTAACTTTTGCATTACTCAACTGGTTTTGATTTAGTCTGTTCACCTTTTGCTCTTTTTTTTCTTCCCGCACAATGAGCGCGTTGAGAAAATCCTTTTGGATTTGAGCAATCAATACTCTTTTTATATTTATTAGTCCACTCTTCTTGAAACACTTTAAACGTTTTCATTTTCTGTTTGTTGTTTAAGTAATTTTGCTAGTTCTGCGGTAGATCCTACAAAAAGAGCATTATTGACAGTTGTTGGACCTTTACTAACTTTTTCCTCTTCGATATCTTTAAGTTTCTTTTGCAAGTCCATTAATTTATCAGTGGCATCAGCAACATTTTTAATTAATTGACCAGCAACCTCATATGCTCTAGGCATTTCACTTTCTTGTGCAAGTTCAAGAATGCCATTAATTGCTTCTTGTCCTTTTTCTATCAATGAATATAAATTTCCTCTAGTGTATTCATAATCTTTTTTAACATCATCTACTGTAGCAGATAATTTTTCTATTTTTTCAATTGAAGATTCTGGTTCTGTTGAAACAATTTCACCAGAAACATTAAAAGTATCGTTGAGTTTGTCAAATTTTTTAGTCATTTTCATAGTGTTGTTCCACTAAATCCAAAATCGTCTCCATCTTGTATTAATAAATTATCTGCAGACGTAATTGATTTTACTTGAGCTCCTGCAAGATGTGGTGTAATTGTTGTGTTATCTCTTCCTCTATCAACTGTTAACACATTTCCAGATTTTAATCTTACAAATACTTCTTCACCTTCAATATCCAAATACGAATTTAGCGAAATAGAACTTGCGTCGTTTACTGTAATAAGAGTGTCTTCTTTACTAATATCTTTAGAGATATTTGTAATTACAACTCCTGTATAATTTTTAATCGCTCTTGGTTCTGCAGAGTAAACAACCTCTCTAGTTGGACTTGTTGTAGTATCTCCTGTAATATAACTAATCGTTGTCTTTTTAACAATATCTTTGGATGCACTAGATACTGGACCAAAGAGATATGTTTTTGCAGTGAATCTAAGCGTATAAATTAAAACTCTTCTTGTAGTAAAATTGCCCTCATAATCATCTTGCATTGTGATGTTTTCAAGAACTATAGGAATATCTCTTTTTTCGTTAATTGAATCAACAAGCTCAACTGTAAGAGTATAAGATGGTTGAAAATATGGTAAAATTTGCTCAACAATTTGAAGAGCATCGTCATTTAATTTTGACATAATACTCAATTCAAACTGCATATTATATGGAACCGGCATAAAAACTTTTTTTGTTTCTGTTCCAGTTGCTGCGTCTTTAGTTGTAAAAGTTTGTGTTGTAGTGACTTTTCTAGACGCATCATAAGTTAATCCAGTGAACTCAAATGACATTCTTGGTAATGTAATTTGAGTTGGTTTGTTTAAATTTGGAACTTGTTCTAGTCTTGCTAGAAACTTTTGAGTTGGTCCGTATGCAAGTGGCACTTTTATCGCATCAATAACAACACCATCGGAATTGGTATGTTTTATTGATATTTCATTAAATAAAGAACCAAATCCAATGATAGTTCTACGTAGTATTTCGTGATAAAAGTATTCAAACATATTCTTGAAATTTTATACCAACTAATAAAATATATTTATGGCATTCCGAATGGATTAGATTCACTAAAATCTACAATTTCCTCGGCATCATCTTCAATTTCTTTATTTGCAGCAAATCCATCATCTGCAGGAAATTCGTCCACAAATCTAAGAGTTCTGGACGCACTTGATGCAGCTCCAACAATTATTTCTCCAATTACAAAAGTTCCTGAAATGTTAGATACTTCTAGTCTATTTGAAATAGAGTTCCAATACTTAACTCTTCCTGTAGCGCCACTTGTCGATCCAGTAATAATTTCATTAAATTGATAAGTACCAACTCCATCTAATGGTGGTGCTGATATTGTTATAGTTGGAACCTGTGTATATCCAAGTCCTGCATTTGTCAATCTAATAGAGGTAATAGTTCCTGCAGAACTTACGACCGCAGTTGCAGCTGCAGAAACAGAAGATATTCCTGTAAATGTGATAGTAGGTGAAACTGAATATCCTGATCCACCATTGGTAATGGTTACAATTCCTATAACTCCATTGCCAATCACTGCTGTCGCCGCTGCTCCAACACCATCTCCAAAAAATGCTACGCTTGGTGGTTGAGTGTAACCAAATCCAGGATTAATTACTTCTACCGATTGAACTGATTTTCTATTTGGATTTGTGTTATCCGTACAAACAACAATACCACCTATTAATGTTGCCGATCCTATTCCTGTTAACCCACCAGCTGGCGCTGAAGAAATTGCAACTCTAGGTGCATATGAATAACCTCCACCTCTATTTGTTATATTAAAGTAACGAATACCTCCGTTTAGCAATGTTGTAATTGCTGTAGCAGTTACACCAATTCCAGACATAGTGAATGTTCTAACAAGAGATGAGGTAGATCCTGAGGATAGATCATCGGATCCAGCGATACTGTCGTCAATATTATCAACGCCAGTATCGATAACTTCATTTTCATATCTAAAGAGTTCGCATTTTAATGTATATACATATGTCTTTTGGAGTTGATAAAAAGGTTGTTCATGCTCTACAAATTTAATTTCAAATAAACGATCACCTAAAGGAAAATAAACTATGTCTCCTTCTTTAGGTCTACTTGCTAATTTTATATTTGATTGATTTTTTATAAGTGGCGTGATATAATTTTCAAATCTTTCTTTTGATATTGTAACTGTTAATTCATTTAATGCTTGAATACCAAATTTTGATAGAATAGTTGTATTATCTCCATATCCTTCATAATTTTCTACATATGCCTCGATTGGATATGCATTATCAAATTCGGATTCAATGACCTCTCTAATAGAAGTTTTTTCTGTTAAGTATTTTCTAGGCAAATAATAAACTTCAACTCCATACATACGAAGTTGTTCATTAATTAAATCTTGAATAAGACCTTGCTCAGATTGTGATCCTTGTAAGAAAAATGGATTGAGCATAGAATCATCCTATCATATCTAAAGGAGGAAGTTCATAAGTGCTGGACATTTTTTCCATTAGAATATCAATTTCTCTTTGAGCGTCATCATACATTTGTCTGCCATTTAATTCCACACCTCCAGGAAGTTTAACACCAGTAAATTTCATCATATTTTGACCCCACTGCCGTTTAATCAATGAAGTTAAGTATGGTTTGAGAAATGAATCATTCCAAACTCTTGAATAATCATTCGGATCTAAAGTGCTATAGCAATCAATAATAATATACTGTCCGACGTTTACTGATCCCCAATCAATATCCAAATATAATCTATCCTGTCTCTTATTAAAACGAATTTGTTTTTGTGTATTGAGTAAAAAGTCCAAATCCTCAAGATAAGTTTTTACCATTGCATAACTTAAAAGTTCTGTAGTTCCCCAATAGTAAATATCATTTAAGAATAGTTGATATTTTACACTAAACATATTATGTGTGATTGTGTTTGCGCCATCAAATATAAAAATCTTATTAACACCGATAACATTTGAAGGAACTTGCAAGAAATTACTATTTTCTGTATATGTAAAAGTAGTCGCAGTTCCAACTATAGTTGTTGTTACCGAAGTAGTTGCAAGACCAACCACTGAGTTATTACCTGGTGCTCTTCCTCTATCAATGTCTTGTTGTGTGATTTTATACTTATAAAATGTTGGATAAACACCGTCAAAATGTCTTTCTTGAAAAAACTGAACAGCATCATCAACTAAATCTTCTATTTGCTCATCTGCAACATTAATTTCTAAAACTGGCGCTCCCAGTTTTCTTTTGCAATAATCGATTAGTTCTTGCCTAGTAGATGGTTGCGCCATTTATAAAATACCTCTTAGAAATATTTATCAACTGATTTTCATTAAACTAACTACAACTTCTTGTTGCTTCAAATATAATTTAAAATAACATTTTGCAATTTTTTTCACATCTTCAATATCTTCGATAGAATCAATCTCAGTAGCTGCTTTTACATATTCAAAACTTTTAGATAAATTTTCAAGTGTAATGTCATTTGGATCCATTGATCAAACTCCTAAGTAACGTTTTAATTTCATCCAGATCATTTTTCATTGTAGCAACATCTTCCTCAATAGATTGTATCTTTTGCTCCTCATTTTTTTTAGTATCTCTACGTGTAATATATTCTTGATATTCAGACATATTTGTATTAATAATTGAATTTGTTTGAGGATCTCTCAATAAATTATGATGTCCTTTGACTTTTAAATATTCCATATTAAGCAAGTGCAATTACTCTCAAATCTTTTAGTCTAGGAACATATGCCTGATTCGTAGAAGTTAATAGGAGTTTGATTCTATAAGATTTAAATGATGGCAATGAATCTGAGGTAAAAGTATATTCTCTATATTCAAGTTGATTCGAATCAAATCCAAGTGTTGATGTATTAGAAACGTATAAATCAGATTTTCCGTTACTATCTGCGAACGATATAATCTGTTTCTTAGAATCTAAATTATCCCATCCAGGAAATGGAACAAAGATAGGATCAAAGTTTTCTGTCTCGGAAATGCTATAGAATGCACGAATATCTGAATACAAATTAATATGTGCATTTGTAATGATCTTAATTGATGTTGCTGGATTTTCCAGTCTAATTTCTTTTGATATGTATTGGAAAGCAGTTGGATCATCAGCAATGCTGTTGCACCTGTTATCTGTTGCGTAGTTTGTAATTACACTATTAACTCTATTAGAAACAAGAATAGCACTCATTCTTTGTGCATCAATAACAGGCGTAATCCTGGTATCAATTGAAGTAAGATTGATTTTAAGATTTAGTGACTTGTTTCCTGGAAGATCTGTTAATCTAGTAGTTTCGTTTATTCTAGAACAAATAATTCTTGGAGAATCAAAATAATTAATTCTATTTAATGTCGCTTTTTCATATCCTTTATTTACAAATGGAACTTCTGAACCACTAATACTGGAACCAGATGTTGTTCTGATATCAGCACCCACAGAAGTACCTTGTACTGTAATATTTTGAATCATTGGTGTAATCGCTTCAAATGGCATGTTCTGAGTTGCTTTAATTGTTGGACCGCCAGCAGATTTGGTTTGATTAATATAGAGTTTTGGAAAACTTACGCCATCAGTTCTTGCTACACCACTTGAAGACATATCTAATCTAATATTATATGAGTCAAAAGTAATTGGATTACTTACAGTTACATCATCGAGAAGATGTGTTTTGTTTATTCTTCTTAGAGAGACTCCACCAAGTTCATACTTATAAACTGGTGTTCCTACTGGATAATCTTTTGCATTAGATCCTCTAGTAATTCCACTTAAAGTTCCAGAAGAAACTGAAGTATAAGAAATAACTTCATCACCAATTAATGCATAACCCACATTTGTAGTTCCAACTCCAACATTCTCAAAACTGGAGAAATTGCTACTATCTGCAACAGTGATTGGATTTGTAGATGTTGCATTGTATGTGGTTGTTAATTTGGTTGGTATAATATCTGGTTGAATTCCAGACAATGTTACTCTGTTTGTTTCATGATACATTCCATGATTTTTGTGATCTACAACAAAATGAAGTCCATCATTTACAACTTCAATGTTTGAAATTTGTACATTTCCACCACGAGCAGCATTTAGTGTTGTTGTTACACCAAGACTGTTAACATATCGAACAGTATTCGCAGCACCAACTACAAAATCTCCTTGAACATTGTCAAGGATTAATTCATTTGTACTAGCAATTGAAACAACAGAAAGTCTAATGTTTTGCCCAACGGATACATTTCCGATTGTCGTAATTCCCAGAACATCACCTACTTGATATCCACTTCCCGAATTTACAATTGTTGCTGCAATAGCAACACCATTATTAATGCTAACATTCGCAGTAGCGTTTTTACCAGTTCCTGTAATATTGACCAAATTTACATTATTAAACGTAAATGATCCAGAAGATGGAGTGTATCCAATTCCTGCATTGATTACATTTAAAGTTCCTGTTGCTATACCAGCACTACCAACATATTTTCCGGTTGCATTTGTACCTTGCTGTGAAATAACATTTCCCAATTGAAGTCCAGAATCATGAACGGTTGATCCCAATCCAACTCTAATTTTTCTAGAAGTTAAGTTAATAGAATCTGGCATTAATGTGGCAACTTGTCCATTACCTGAAGAAAGTTCTGGATTATAAATTTCAAGAGTTCCATTTGTAGCAAATTCAGCTCTATAAAGAGTAAACTTAAGATCTTCCCATTGACTTGCATCCCACGTAGCAGCATTTTGTGATTTAAATAAAGAACCTAAGTATGGTTGATTTGAAATAAATTCATTTGTAATAACATCAGATTCACCAACTCTAGAAATAAAGACTCTATATTTGGTTGACCAAGAAGCCAAGCAAATTGCATAGTCAGTATTTCCTTCCAAATAAACTGGAGATTTAAATGTAAATGTTGTTGCAACAGATCCATCTTGAGATATATTAATTTGATCTGGACTTACAATCACTTCAGAGAACGGAAGAATCTTTTGTGTAGGAACTCCATTCTGCATGGTTCTAATTTGGAAAGTGACAGGAATATCCATGTCATCTTTAGTTTGGAAGAAAACATCGCATTTTGTAATAAAGACGCCAGTTTCATCTTCTACAGTGAAAGATTGTGCTAGTGGATCATACCATTCTGTTACTGTTTGTGATCTTTCCGACGTTGAAATTACTGTAGAACCAGTAAATTGAGCACCTGTAGTTCTTCTCGCGCCAACTTGCTCAGTTTCTTGTTTTTTCTCAACTCTAGCATTTCTAACAGAAATAATATTTTCTTGAACTGTTTCTAAAGTTCCACTTGAGGAGAATCCTTCTTCTGCAATTGTGCTGGCAACATTTTTATCATTTACCGGACTATTAATCAAAGTAAAGACTTTACTTCCAGTCTGGAATCTAGGACTTGATGTAATATTTGGATTTGGAATAAAGAAACTTCCTATTAAAGATGCAGATAAATCAGAAACCAATCTTACGTTTGTTACAGTTGCTTGTGCTCCACTTGTTCTTCCGACAAGAATCATATCCTGTTGAATATAACCACTGAATTCTCCCTGTGCTTGATTTGAAAGAGAGAATGTGTCAACATTCAAAATAGTAGATGTTGAAGAATATGATGCAGGTAAAATTTGTCCTTGGCCAGCAGTTTGTACAGTTCCTGCAGTTCCTAAGAAAGATTCAACTGCGGTTGTTCCTGTTTGCGAAAGATACGGATTATTTTTATAAATTTCGGTAGGAGCATTGTATGGTCCATTTTTATGGTTTGCTTGTGCTACTCTAAAAGCAATTCCTGGTTCGGATTGTCTCCAATTTCCACCAAGACCAGTTGATCTTAAATATCCAACAACAGTTTCTCCAACTTGGAAAACACCAGATAACATAGAAATTTCTACAAGTTTTGGTGTGCAATATTTTGTTACATCGACACCATCAAAGAAAGAATATATTTGAGTAAGTGGTTTGAGTTTATTTGCTTTAAATTCAATATTTCTTGATCTCATGAAAGCAATAAGATCTCTGCTTACAACTCTATCTCCAACAGATGTTTTATCAAATTGTTCAGTAATGATTGTCCTTATACCCGTTCTAGTTGATATGCCGGTATCAATAACTTCTGTAAAATTATCTTGAATGACTGTATCTGTTGTCGTTTCTGTAAAAGTTCTTGTTCTCCCTCGACCGCCAGGTCCCTGTCTTTCTGTAGAACCTAATGAACCAAGAACTTGTCTTGTTGAACTTGTATTTACAACTTCTTGACCCGTCCACACAGTTTCCCAAGAATTCCATAAGACAGGACTAAATCCTGTTTGTGGATCTACATCAACTGTTCTAGAAGCTTCTGCCATTGTCGCAGCAAAATCTCCTTCAACATCAATAATTTTTGCTTCAATTCTTGCAGTATCTACCCAAGTATCCGATGATGGAGTTAGTTCCATCGATGCCTGCCAAAAACTTATTAAAAATGGAGTTACACTTTCGGTTCTAGTAGCAAAAGTTTGTTTTAACCACTCAACTTCAGTGTAACTCAATGTAATAATGTCACCAGATCTCTTAATGTTTGTTCCTTCTGGATTAGTAAAAGCAAGATCTGCTGTTGAATTTGTATTTAAAACTGGACCAAGTGTTAAATCAATAGAATTTGTATAGTGTCTTGGTCTTAACTCTTTGGTTGTAATATCAAGACTATTTTTAATTTCAACTTTATTTTCTTGTGCAAGAAGAGATGAGAAATTATCAACAAAAAATCCAGATTTAAATCTATTCAATCCGTTTGCGTCAGGAACAAAAAGATTTGCAGTATTTGTTTCTAATAAAGACAGTGATGTATAATACTCAAGATTTTTAATTCTATCTTCAAGTTTTTTAATGTCAGACATTCTATATCTTTTGTTCTCTAAGAAAGATATAGATGCTTGTGAAACATCATAAAGATACGGTGGCAATGTTACATAGGCAATTTCTAATGCATTATCAACAGAAACTGGTTTTTCTGGTTTTTCTGCGGGATCACCATATTGAATCTGAAACTTACCTTCTTTTGTAATATAAATTCTATCAATTCTTCCTAAGTAGAATGAATAATCAACAGTAATTTGTTCGTCTGAGGCAAGAATGTTTGCAGCAGAATTGCCCGAACCATTAAAAGATCTTCCATAAAATTCCAATGGAGATCTTGAATTTTCAGATACTGTATAACTAGAAACTCTGGGTCTAATATCAATTAAATCGGTGTTTCTAATTCCATTGACGGATTGAATATCTTTAGTGTAGTCTAAAGTCTTGTATGAATTTACTGTTGTTATATCACCATCATCTGAAGATTGATAATATCCATTTGAAAAATATACTTTTAATTTTCTTGTTGATTCTTTTGCTGTCGATTTTCTTGTTAAGAATCCATAGTCATAATGAGTTCCTTTTTGACCATTATTAAAAGTAAAGTTTGCAGATACATTTATACTTGGAGTTTCTAAGGTAGTAACAATCGCTTGGACTTTAGATTCTTCAAAATTAATTGTTTCGCCTTCTTTAAATGGAATTTCATTTTTTGAGATGAAACTAATTTGAGAATCACTAAGTCTTTCTGCATAGACTGCAATTGCTCCGCTTGTTTTTCCTACAAATTTTTCGCCAATAATCAAATCTGTTGTTTTAGTTGAAGGTCCATTAATTGAACTTAAAGTAACTTTAGGTGCAGAAGGATTTGAAGTATCGAATGATTCATAAACTGCAAGAACTTCAATAATATCAGGAACATTTAATGAAATATTTTCGTCCTGAACTCTGGTTCCATAAGGATATTTTCCAAATGTTAGTCCATCGTTCAAAGTAGTTGCACCTACACCAGATGCAGCATTTTTTGACTTATCAATAGTTATACTATTAACTCTATTTTTTATTTTTACTTTTGCAGTTGGTTTAATCTTAGAAAGAGTTGTAATTAAAGTTGCTCCAGTGTCATTTGCTCCCAAATTGTTAATTTGAAGTTGAGTAGAACCATTTGTAAATGCAAACTTATCTGAAGTGAGAACTTCAGTTTCTCCTGTGGATCTTATTAACGTATATCTTTCTTCATCAAAAGGAAGAAAAGTTTCGTTTGTTCCTGCACTTACTGCTGTTGAAAGTTTATTGGCAGAAATATTAACAGTATAAGATTTTCTAATTGTTAATGTCGTATTTGTTAAATCGACAGATTCTAAATTTAATTTTGGAAATATGGTATATAAAGTATCGTCTGCTGAGATTTCTAAATCCGTTGTGAGTAAAGTTAAATCGGTAACGGATAAATTTGAGCTAGGAGGTAGTTTTCCTTGGCAAACTCCCGTTACAGTAGTAACACCGGTAATATTAACCGATGCTGATCCTACGCTAACAATTTTTGCAAAAATTGGATCTGCCAAAGAAAGTCCACTAAATTTAACAAGATTTCCTACTTTTGCAATTTTTCCGGGAAAAAGTGAATTTGAACTTACAATAGTGCTAATTCCACTTGTTGGATCTACCGGAGAAACAGTAGCAATTCCAACAAAAAAGTTATTTGATTGAACAGTGTCTGCAGCGAAAGTTACGCCAAGACCTGTTCCTCCATTATAAAAAATAGATTGAATATCGGCAATTCCGTAAGAAGTAACAGCTGTAGATACTCTACTGTTTTCAATACCATCAAAAATAAATGGTTCTCCAGTTACAAACTCTCCAGATTTCTGATATACAGTGACTGCTGTTCCTGCAGAAACAGTATTTTTCAAGAAAGCAGTTGCGCCACTATACTTACCTTTGATAAAAGTAGGTGTAGTTAATGTAATTGGCTCATTAAGTGTAATCTCACTTACAGTTTGAATGTCATATAAAGAAATATTCCATTCATTTACGTTTGCATTTGACGTATTATAAGATCCAGATTCTAATCTGGAATCATAAACTCTTGCCAGACCAATTTCTTTTCCTGGTGCAGACAATGATGATATGCCAACTCTAGAATCTCTTAAACTTAAGACATAAGTATTGCCAATTCCAATTTGTGGATTACCAAATACTCTATTCAATCTTAAAGTTGATCCAGTTACATAATTAATTGCTTGATTTTCTAATTTCTTTGTTGTTCTTGGTTTTTCTATATCCAAGAATGTTGGGCTAATAGTTTCAATTTCATATCCTTTTACAAATGCTTTACCTGGAGAAACTTTATAAACTGCAAATGAATCAGATGCTTGCAATCCACCATAAGTTAATTGGCCCGCATTAAAGACACCATTATTTCCTAAATTGTCATTTAAAGATTCTTTAACATTAATATCAAATGGTGTTACGCAATAATCACCAGATTCTGCATATGTTCTTCTTGCAAGTTCATCTGCAATAATATTGTAATTTGTATTTTTGACTTGAGTTCTTAAAACTCCATTTTGTACAGTTGCTAACTCTACAAAATTAGAATCATTAAAATCGTCTAGAGGTTTTTTAGTTAAATAGCAAGAAATTTTAAGTCTATCTGCTCCAGGTGCAGCATAGTTATTAAATCCTTTAGAATTATCGGTTAGTGTTTCATCAACATCAGAGTTAACTATTTCCTCGTTAACAAATAATCCTATTCTATAATTTGGCGTATTTGTATATTGATCTAGAATTAAAGTTTCATCTTCAACATTAACAAAAGTACCTCTAATAAAGTAAACTCCATTTGATATTGAGAAAGAAGAACCTGTTGAAGTCGCATTTGTAGAGATTAATGACGCGAATGGTTCTCCTGCAGAAATTAAAGTATTTCCTAAAACACCTGTACTAATATTTGCATCGGTTACTAATAACTCACCATCAACAAATTTTTCAGAAGCGTTATCGGATGTACTTGAAGAAAGATATGCAACATATAGAGTTAAATTTCCTCTTTCCGAATCTTGAGATAGCAATACTTTATCTACAACTGCTGTTACGCCAGAGGTTAAACCTATAATTTTTGCTTTTAAAATTTGATCAATGTAGGAGTCTACAGGAATTCCAAGATAAGTATTATTAAGTTCTACTGCATAATATGATTGAGTATATGCAGTATTGCCAGGAATTACTTTTGCACCTTCTTTAAAAAAGTGTTGCCCAAATCTCTCAATTTGATTTTGTAATATTGACTGAAGACCAGTCAGTTCTCTTGCTTGTACTGGATACCCAGGTTTAAAGAGAACTTTATAGTAATTATCATTTGCATCAAAATCATCAAAATATGGTGATACATTGAGATTAGTTTGCTGTGGCATAATTCTTTAGAACTGCAATATGACTTTGATGTCTTCTTTTTGATTAGAGGATCTTGTGATTGATGGTCTATTATCTACATAAATGATGTTTCCTGAATATTTTTTGACTTCAGGTGTAGAAATTCCCTGCTCAAAATATTGACCTAGATAATATGTTCTATTATTTATGGAAGTGGATGGACCAGTAAATGATGTATTAATAGAAAGATTAGTGCTTCCACCTAAAATAGTTATACTTCCACCAGTCAATGGAGAACTTGTAAACTCCGTTAAATTATATCCATAAGTTGGACTAGACTGCGCTGTTCCAACTGTGTTAAATCCAGATAAAGTTCTATCTTGCCAATATTTTAATACTCCTGTTGTTTGATCATAACTAATTACTTTTCCTGCAGCAGTTACGCCAGTACCAACTGTTTGTGTAACAATAGAATCTGGAGTAAAAGTTGCAGAACTGTATCCAGTTCCAGTTAAACGTAAAGCATATGCTGCACTTGCTTTATCCAATCCAAGCAACTGTGAAGAGTTATATCCTAATGGATTTTCAATAATTCCAATTCTAGCAATTTGATTTCCTGTAATAAAATCTGGATTTTCTGTATCATTTTCAATTCTCGAATACAACATAACATTTGTTGCACCCAGTTCCCTATAAATATTTTTTCCGTGACCTCCTTTTGGTGGAATAATAACATCAAATGCAGGTCTAGAAGTTCCTGTTGGAATATTACCTGCAATTAGATCAACATTTCCATAAGTATATCCAGATCCTTGATTGGAGACGGTTACAGACTCTACCTTCTGATCATTATTAATAACTATCGTACATTCTGCTCCTGTTCCATCACCTTTAATAGGAACTCTAGTGTATGTTCTATTTGCAGTTCCTAATCCTACGCCTCTATCTGTGATTACTACAATTTTAATTGATCCATCAATTGCATTATCTCTAACTGCCGAATCTGTACTGTTAGTTTCCCAATTAAGAGGAACTGGCATAAAATCCGTCGATTCAAATTTAACAATATCACTTGGACTAATTGTGTAAAGATATTTCCAAATATATCCATCACCAGAAGATCCTGCCGATCTTGGTTCTAAATCTGTAAAAGTTGGTTCATCGAGAGATGGTTTTCCATCAGGAGTATCTGGATCTGTTCCATTTTGTAAACAAATATAAACTCTATAATCACTATTTACTACGTAATAATTTGCTGAATATAAACTAGTTCCACTAGAATGCTTTGGTATTTTTGATGTACTATAATCGTGTCTATAATAATCATATATTCTTCCAGAAGACCAAGTTACTTTTCTTACAACTTGTCTAACATCACTTGTATTAATTTTTTTTAAAGCAATAACAGTATCCCAAGTATTATTTTCGTAATCAAAATTATCCACAGGAGATGGTGGTGTTGTATCCCAATCACTTTGAATGGTTGTAGGATTAGGAAGTCCAACAAAAGAATAATATGAATTGGATGCAGAAGTGACACCCGCTAAAAAATTTTTAGCGTTTAATATCCTAATCTGATCAGTTATAATTGCTGCCATTTTACAGAGTTTTTTATCTATTTATCAAACATTTCAAAATGCCTTTGTGACTTTATTGTTAGTTCTTGGATACTTCACTCCAGATGTATTTGGATTTCTATTTCCAAAAATAGATTTTTGCAAAGATCCAGTCTCTTGCCTTTTTGATTTATAAAAAAGATAACGATTATAAGAATCTCCAAAACCCTCATATGGCGAAGCTGTTCCAGCATCTCCATAATCACCAACATTTGAAGTGGAATTTTCAATTAAATATTGGAGAGCATCAGATTGTTTTAAATCTGGTTGCTGTTCAGCTAAACATGCAATCACACCACTGACTTGTGGGCTTGCCATACTAGTTCCTGAAATAGATGCCAGTTTGTAATTAGAATCTCTTGGATCATCGGCAAGAAAAACAGAAAATTCTGAGGCAGCACTACTATCATAAACTGAAGATATAATATTGGATCCTGGAGCCCATATATCACATCTTTCTCCATAGTTACTAAAAGCAGATTTGTACTCTGCCACTTTACTTCCGATAGATCCCACACATATAACATTTTCTGCAGCACCTGGACTTGATCCATCTACTGGATAATAATTACTTCCAGATATTGTAATATAGTTATCATAATCATTTCCGCCTTCAACATCAGTAGGCCAATAACTATTTCCAGCTGCTGCTATAACAATAACTCCATCATTAATTGCATCTTGTATGTCAGCATCAACTGCAGGCACTCTTGCAGGCATAGCATACAAATAAGTTCCTCCTGGAACAGGAATACCATTTGCCTCTAAAGTTGTTTTTTTCTGGGCACTGGTTCCAGATACAGATGTAAGTGTTCCTCTATAATTTACCGCAGTGACATTTGTTAAGGAAATATTGCCATAAGAATATCCCCAACTGTGATTTGTAACTGTAGGATTTCTTCTTCCTGTGGCAGGATTAATTGCTTTATTCAAATGAAAATATCTCAAATAGTCCCAAAGCTTTTCATCCCAGTTAGTAACTCCAGAAAGTGTGTCATCAAATGACATATTGTATATGTTGGCATCTCTTGCCCATCCCTGAGTATTGCCTGCAACAGTACCTGCTACGTGAGTTCCGTGATTGCCATTTGGTGCTGATCCAGAGGTACTATAAGTGTAATTAGCACTTGTAGTGTATCCTAATGCTGAACTATATTGAAACCAATTAAACTGATTTACTCTTGTACCTCCAGTTCCATCAGGATTAACAGCGAATTCTGGATGATCTGGATTTACGTGTTCATCAACAATGACAACATCAACATTTTTTCCAGAGCTTGTCGTAGTTATTGTTATTGAAGATTGTTGTGTTGTGGAATTAGTTCCCCAATTTGAAACTTGAGATCCTCTAATACATCTATATAATCCCCAATTTTTATCATTGCTATCAATTCCAGCACTTTTTTCAAAGTTACCAGTTTGTGTCCAGAAAAGAATTGGTGTAATTCCACGATTTCTTGCTGGTTCCTCACAAGCCAAAACTCTATCATCATTTTTAACTTTTTCTGCTTCTTCAACAGAAAGCATGTAATGAGTATTACGACTAATAGATCTTCTACAAGAACATTCAACTTCTCTGTTTGGAATTGTTAAACTTCCTCCAGGAGTTTCCATATCATTATAAAAACTATCAAGATCATCATAACTTTTAAGAGTAACGATGTATTCTTTAAGTTCCGACATAATTAATCCTCTAATTTAACTACGGTTAAACTAACTGTAATAATGCCTGCCGATGTATCATTATTAGTAACTCTAGCATAGATGGTACTACCAACAGAAACATCATTGTTCCATCCAATGACACCTGGTGACATTAGGAAAGTGCTAATGCCTGCAGAGGTTGTGCGAACTTCTGCAATAACTCCAGAACCTGGAGTTGGATCCGTTAGATATGATCTAGATGCATCTGCAGTTCTTGAGTCTGCATCAGTATAAAGAACAACCCAAGCAGCACT